TTACCTTCTCTTAAAATTCTATAGTTTCCTTCATACTGTAAATCGTATGCAAGTGCATTACAAATTCTGTGCATATCATCGTTATAAATTGCACTATCGTATGCATAATCACTAAACGTATTATCAAGATATGATGTTGCTTCTTTCATTAAGAAGTCTTTGTTTGCAAGAATCATTCTTGCAGCATTTAATCTATTTGTTTGATCTGTAATAGCATTTGTACCACTAACAACAGGATCAGTTCCTGTACTTTGTACATGGAAGTTAATATACTGATTATAATCTGATAATCCGTTGTCAACTAAGTTTGCTGCAACTGAATCTGAAGTAACTTGAACATAGTTAATAATTTCTAGTCCGTCGCCTGTTGGAGGTCCTGGATTAAATGTTCCTGTTGGAATAGCATCTGTAATTACTGTAACATCAGCAGTATTTCCTGATTGTTTTGTAAACGATGTTCCTTCTAAAATGTGTCTAATAACACCTTGTAAGTGTGTTGATACAGCAATTCTGTATACAGCATCACCTGCCATAGCAGCAATTGCTAATTTTGGTTTAATTTTAGATGATCTAATTTCATCGCCAAGCACAACTGTTTTAGCAGGCAAACTGATTGGAAGTATTTCTTCAAACAAGCCTGTTGTTAATTGTATTGTGTTATGTGCATCTACACCGTCGTCAGCTATTTCTGCTGCGTATCTGATTGTCTTAACTGGTTTGAAAGGATCAATACCTGCGTTAGCATTTGATCTATCGTCTACACCAATAATTGGATCAACATAAATGAACCTTGCACTTTTACCCCAATTATCATATTCAATAGTGTCGTTTGGTCCGACCTGTAAAAGTTTTTCTGCTGTATCGATCGGAACATTAGTAGCACCTAGTGTAGATCCGTCTCCAGCAATAGTTCTGCTTAAACCAAATGTTAATAAATCTCCTGGGTTAACAAGTCCAACATTTTCTGCACCTGCCATTAAAAGATCCCAGTATGCAAATCCACTACCGTTATCTCCTGGAAAGTTTTCAGCACTTGCTGTGTGTTCTACATTCGCTTTGTATACACTACCTCTGTAAGTAATTACATCACCTACTGCATATACTGTTGCAATAGTCCAAGAATTTTTCCATGATTGACCTTGAACAATTAACTCCCAGTTACCTGCATCAAGATAGTCTAATGAACTTCCATCATCGGTACTGTTTAATGTTGCAACATAAATCGATCCGCCTCTTTCAACTACATCACCTGTTTTATATTGTGTTCCCGTTGCCCATGCACCTGCAAGATTAATACCTTTTGAAATAACTGCCCAATCAACCTCTGTCGGTTGATAAATTGAATCACCTGGGTTACGTGCATAATTGTTTGTTTGTGATTGGTAAACATATCCGCCGTGTTGTACAACATCACCAATTGCATAATATGTTGATCCTGTCCACTGACCTTGAATTTTACGTCCTGGTACTTCTAGAACAAAGTTTGAAGCAGTAATATTAGTTGTTGATGTGTGTCCTGTTAAAACTCTTAAAAGTGATCCACCATACTTAACAAGGTCCTGCGCTCTGTATCTAGTAGCATTAGCAAATTCACCTTTGTAAGTTTTACCATAGTAATAAGTTGTCCATTTAAATTGATCGTCTTCTAAACCTAATGCTGTTGTTGCTGCTGAAGTGTGTGCAGTAGAACATTTGTAAACAATACCACCGTAGTTAACAACATCACCTACACCATATCTAGTTGCAACTGCCCAATCGCTGCCCCAGTCTGCTCCTGGAACATACACTGCCCAATTAGCAATATCTGCGTTAAAATCTGCTGTTGACGTGTGTCCTGTTGCAACTATCCAAAGTGTACCACCGTCATCTACAATGTCTCCGTTATAGTAAGTCGTTGCGGCAGCCCAAGCACCTCTAAATGCTCTACCATCGGACATTTTCTTCCATGCTGGTTGTGCAATAGTATCACCAGGTGGTGTATAATCTACATCATCTTTAAATGTTGCTGATGTGTGTCCTCTAAGCGCAATATATACACTGCCTCCGTACTGTACAACATCATCAATGATGTATGCAGTAGAAGTTGTCCATGGGCCTTTCCATGTATATCTAATTCGACTTATCTTAAACTCTGCCATTTAGTTACTCCTAACTTGATGTTCCGTTTGGATAAGCATAGTTCTGATTAATTCGTTGAACTAACATACCTTCTCCGTCTACATAATACAATATGCTTCTTTGGTCCCACTTATATTGAGTCCAATACATATTCTGTTTATCTTTAATATGGTTAACATTAATACCATCAAAGAAGTCAACACCTGGTTCTAAGTCCTCAAAAGTTTCTTCTGGCGGACCTGGCAAGTTAATATCAATTGAGTCTTTGTCTTTCAACTGATCACTTCTTAGAAGATATAATTCACCATCTTCGTTTCTTCTTAGTGCATAAAAATATCTAGGGCTATCACCTAGTGATTCATCTGGGCTTTGTCCGAAATAATATGGATTTGCCATTTTCTATACCTCCCTATGATATCTCTACGAAACTAACTGTTGCATCAACACTTGATTCCGTATCACTTGTTATTCTTAAACCAGCCGTTGCTGGCAATATTAATCTTTCGCCTTGCGTAATTACTTTAGCACTCGAACCCGGTGGTATCGGTACTGATCTTGCATAGTTACCAACTGTTGAATTTTCGTCAACAACTTGTACATCAACTACAACTGTATCGTAATCTGAATTGTTTGCAAGGTTACAACCTACTACAGTTGCTTTAACACCTTCTTGAATTTGTAATACATCAGTAGGTGTTGTTCCAATATCTGTTACTACGCTCTGTTTAAATACTGTTGGCATACTATTTCCTTTATCCTAACATCAATGCATATGATGATGCAATTGTGTTTGCTTGAATTTCTGATACCGCACCTGATGCACCTGCTGGACTTGCCCATGCAGTACCTGTCCATATTTCAATTGCTTTTGCATCTGTATTGTATCTTGTCATACCTGCAACTGCATATGAAGTTGGACGTTGTGCGTCATTACCTCTTGGTGGAACAAAACCGTTGTTGGTATCAATTTTAAAATAACCTGTTCCGCTCTGTACAATCTGTGTAATACCACCTGGTTGTACGTTAGTAATTGTGTTTCCTGAAAATCTAAAGTTACCTAATCTAGCGCCACCAGTTCCATTACCTTCAATAGTAAAGTCAGTACCAGTTGCTGCTGTAATTGTGCTATCTCTAAATGTTAAGTCACCAATGTCAAGTGTTGGAAGATTTAATGTTGTTGTATATAAATCAGCAACATGGATTTCTTTCCATCTTGTTGTGGCGTTACCTAACGTATATGTGTTGTCAGTCTCTGGAATAAGATCACTTGCAATCGAAGCATTGAACTCAATAGTGTCTGTATCTGCGTCACCAATAATAATGTTACCACCAATGGTAATATCACCACCTGTGTTAATGTTACCAGAAACATACAAGTCGCCAGTAATATTTGTATTACCTACAACTTCTAATGTGCCTGCGCCATTAGGACGGAGTTCTAAATTAGTGTTAGAAACTGTTGTTGAAATTGTGTTACCTGTAAGTTGCAAATCATCTACTTGTAACTTAGAATTATAAATTACTGGATCTGAACCTGAAGGTGCAAATGAAATGGTATCAAGCGAACTGGAAATAGTGTTACCAGTAATGCTTAAATTTCCTACATCTAGTTGATTGTCTACTGTGAGTGTTGTTGATCTTGTTGTACCTACAACATCGATATCCGTGGTGGGAGAAGAGTTGTTTACTCCTAAACGAGCATTGTTTACGTCTATGTAAAGTAAGTCGTTCTCAAAAGCTAAATCAACCCCGTTTCTAACGAGATTCGCCTTTAAGAGCGGACCCGAAATACGACCAATTGCCATTACGCTCTCCTTTTCACGGGGATCCTGTCCCTCTAGCCACCTTACATTGCGGGCTAACCACAGTAAAAGATCGATGCTTGGTCGGCATCAACAGTAGTATTTAGCAAATTGTCTTAATTAACCGAGGATAAGGCTATATACGTCGCCTAAATCTTCCATTAGTGATTCACTAATTTCAGCACCGCCACCAGTTGCTACTGCGTAGCCATCATTGGCCTGTGCGCCTACTGTTAAAGTGATATCGTTAGCTGGACTAGAACCACCCGGAAGTCTAGTTCCTGGAATTACGATCTGGTCGCCTTGTTGATATCCAATTCCTTGCGATAAGAATTGAACTACTGTTACCGTTTCTGCTAATAAGTTCATTCTACAACTAAAATCAGTTCCGTATACGGAGTTTGTAGTAGTAGTTCCTGAAACAATATTAGCCGCATCTGCTAATCCTGTAAATGTTCCTGTTACTGTTACTGCTTCAACAATACCAGCAAAACATTCCATAATTTGTTCATCTGTGTTCCATCTAGTATCACCAACTTCTGGTAATCCTGGACGTTCAGCATTTGTACCTGCTGGCATTTTAAATGCACTGTCGCCCATAAATCTTAAATAACCAATGCCAGTGTTTCCAAAACTAAAAGCATCGTTACCAGTATTATGAATATTATCAGTTTCTATCTTGGTTCCATTAATAAAGTAATCGCCTGTACCAGAAACTAACATTGTATCTTCATTTGATTGCGTACTTGTAATTGTTGGTGTTTCTAAAACTTGATCTCCAGTTTCTCCTCTGAAACTAAGTTGATTACTAATCAACGCTCCCATAGGACGAACATTGTTTGTGTTTAATAAGTTATCGGGTGTATGTAATTCTTTCCATCTTCTTGGTGAAGAGTCGCGCTCATCTTGACCAAAACTTAATGTGTTATCAGTTTGTGGTAAAATGTCTTGTGTTAAGTCAGGATTAATTTCAGCAGTAGCAAAAGAACTGTCACCTACTATAATATTACCTGCTAGTGTTACATTACCATCTAGGTTAATGTCTCCTGTTGCAGCTAGGTTACCTGTCATGTTTGTGTTTGCATGAACATTAATAGTACCTGTACCACTTGTATCTAAAGTAATACTATCGTCTGTGCTTTTACCTTGTATAAAATTATCGCTAATATCTAAATTGTCTGTTTGTAATCTTTCCCAGACAATTGAATCTTGGTCTGTTGCAGGAACAATATTTAAAGGACCTACTACAGTTGAAAATGTTGCAGGTGCATTTATAAGAACGTTATCTATTCTTGCTTGTGCTGTTGCGTCAGCATTGGTTGTTGAAACATCTGTTTGAATGTCTAGGTCGTATTGAGGGGAATCTGTTTTAACACCAATTCTATTATTAGTAACATCTAAGTATAATATCGGAGTTGCATCAAAATTGGTATTCTTAAAGGCAAGATCAATTCCTTGTCTTTCAAGATTTGGATCTAATAAATGTCCACCTATTCGCCCTACTTGTGACATTAGTTCGAGAATCCGTAGAAGGTTGTTAGATACTTGGTAGCTGGCACTGGAGAATTAAATTTAAAATAATATCCGTCTGCGTATGGTTGATTAGGCCCTGTTAAATTTCCAGCAGTACTTTGTTCAAGTGTAAAGTTAGTTGTAGGAATTTGTAATACGTTTTCAATTAAACATAAAACGTTGTTTGCACTTGTTGATTCAAATACTGGTCCAAACACAGTTTCAACCCCATCTCCTGGTCCTAGTGTTTGTACTGTAATAGCAGAAGCCGCAGGCTGCACAACTAATTCCCAGTTGCCGCCAACATATGCTTCAATAGCAGTAATGTCAGTATTGTATCTAATAGTTCCGTCTGCTGTGCCTGGTTGTCTTACACCTACTAAATCTGGTCTTTGTGCTGACGTTCCTTTAGGTAACATCAATCCAGCACTTGTACCCATTACAACTCTTCCATAAGGATTAATTGAGATAGAATTATCGCTTGGACTATATCTAGATGTATTTTGGTATTTTAAAAACTTCATAAGTTTTCCTCTACACTTGCATTGAACTTACTGTAACAGTAATTAAATCTGCTACAGATGTACCAACCCAAATTTCATCGCCTGAATCTAAGATAATTTTTTCATCACTGAAAAATACTGTTTCGCCTGCAGGCACAATTAATGTGTTAACAATAATGTTATCTGTATCCGGTGTATCACCAGCTTTTACTAAGTACACACTTACATTACATGTATTAACAGACTCATCCGTAATAGTTGGAGTACCAAGGTTACAAAGGATCATTGTAGTAATTGCGTTTACCTGTCCTGTAACACTGCCTCCAATAGGAGCACCTGTAGTTGTACTAGTATAGACTTTTTCCGGAACACTAACACTTGTTGCAGATACTTTTGTACTTTTAATCATTTGTTTTTCCTTTAAAATATCATACTGTAAAGTAATGCTCTGTTTCTATTTACTAGTTCTCCAGTTCTAGTACCATTGGTAAAGAACACACCTGTTTGACCTAACTGTTCTTCATTGTGATAAAGAATAGTTGATTCGTTTACATATGCTGGAGTAACTGCAATTTTTTCAAGTTCAAGTCCGTAGTTAAGTTTAACTTTACCTGTACCTTGTGTTCTTAAAAAGATATTACCGTTAGTATCGTTGTTTGTTATTTCGTTGTTAATAAATTCAAGGTTTTGAATTACTGCTCTATTAGAATAAAATTGAGCACCTAATGAACCATCAACAATTACTGAAATAGCACTTTCTCCAAAGGAACTATATCCAGTATTGTCAATCAAGTAAGTTAATGCACCACTAACATCTTTATCAGTAACAATGACCCTTGTGTCATTATCAATAATTTGGAATGTTGGATTATCTCTAATAGCATCGTCAACATATTTTTTGTTAGGAATGTCATCATCGTCTGTTACTTGATCTTTATAATTTGTAGTACCAATAACTTTTACAACGCCTAGTCCTGAACCGATAAGAGTTAAATCTCCCCCATCTGTAGTATCGCTAGTTGTAATAGTTTTTAATCTTAGACTACTATCATTAAAATTGTAACTTCCGCTGTTACCTTTTGCAATGTTAAACGTATCATCATTTTCATCATAAAAGAATGAAGCAGGCGTTTCGGTTCCTCTGTCAATCTGTATACCAGCATATCTTAGAGAAACACCTGCGCCTGTTTCACCATAATTTAATTCAATAATGTTATCGTTAACGTTTAAGTTTTCAGCTTGAACAGTTAATGTATCACCTTCAACAATTAAGTTTCCAGTAATACGAACCTCACCAATACCTGCTCCGGTATCAAATTTTACATTCGACCCTTCGCCTGTTTTGATTGTATAATCACCATTGGTTTGTACTAACTGTGCCATTATCCGTTACCTTTAATTATTAAGCGTCTTCAGTGAAGTCATCATCATCTGTACCAGATAATGTGTTGTCATCACCAGCTTCTTCAACTTGTGCTGCGCCATCTGAAGTACTAGTTGCAAAGTTCCAAGGAACAGTCAAACCGTCATATGCGTTTGAACCTGTTGCAGATGGTGCTGATAGTGTTGCTTTCTTTCCAGCAATTTTACTTACTAGATAAGTTTCACTGTCGTCCATATTAAATGAAATTGACATTTCGCCTGCTGTTAATGCTGCTGGTAATTTACCAGTTGTTAGTACACAAGTAAATTCACCTGCTGTTTCAATTTCTTCACAGACAAATTTCTTTGAACCTTTTTGCTTTACGATATAACCTTCTTTAACTGCTGAGCCGTTATGAAAGTTGACTTTGATTTCTGATCCAGCCGCTGTTGGCTCACCAAACAATCTTTTATTAAGTGGTCTTCCCATTTTTTTTCTCCTATTAAGTAGTCCTATGCGAGTTCTAGTCGCTACGCTGTGGGTTAAACAGCATAAGTCCGCCACACTATGCGGCACACTTTAGACACAAGTATTTATCTTCTGCTAAGAATAGATAAGAGTTCTTGCTGTCCAACAGTTTTAAGGAGAATGTTGATATTGTCTATTTCTGCTTGGGCACGTTCTAAATGTATAGTACGTTTTGTCTGCCTGTGCATAATCATGTGCTGACTATGATTATCAATGAGCTTTTCTAGTGCTTTAGATAACTGACGAACATCGTGTTTGAACATAGAATGGTTCTTATTCCATTTTTTCACTTGTTCTCTTAATAAAGAGAAGTCTTTGTCGTCTTTTATCTCCATGCTAGTATTATATAGTATTTTGGACAGTTAGTCAAGAAAAAAGACGCCGTAGCGCCTTTTTAAAATATAAGCAAAATAGGTAGGACTTGGTTACACCTACAAGCACGTACACAGAATACCATTCTATCACGCACAACCTAGTTCCGCTCGGTAGAGCAATGTGATCCTCAGTCTCTCAACCTTGAACCTGGGTACCACCCCTAACTAGTCAAGTTCGACCCTTCTGGTAAAGGCCTCTTCCTTGCACTATAAACAAAAGTTAATTACTCTTTTGTTGCTATATTATTAATATAACACAAAATAAGTATTTGTCAACCTCTTTTATTTTGGATAAAACTATATATTATTACTTGAAGTAACAGAAATATGTTTTAGTACTTTGCCAGTATTCTCGCCACTTTTTACAGTATAACCACTAGTACCACTACCATTAATGTTTGGCTCAGAACGTGACATCATTAAGATGCGTTCCTTACGAGCTCTCATTTTTGCCTCGCGGTATGTTTTGTGTAAATGATCGAATCTGTTCATAACACCCTCCTTTTTAAAGTTAGGTGCGTTCCTTCGCATAATGCTACTTCCGTCCCGATTGGGATGAACGATACTATTATTTAGTCATAAAAAAAGGGCGATATAAAAATACCGCCCTTTAGTAGATTTAAAAAATCTAAACTTGCTTACGCAAATCTTAGGTTTGCAGATGTTACTGCAACTTTGCCTAAGTAGTCAGCCGCATTACCAAGAGATGATGCAGTGTTTGTTAACTCTACATAACCATATCTTGTCATGAAACTTACAACTGGCTCAAATGTACCTGGATCAAGTACAACACCGCTTGACATCAAAGGAATGTATGGGCAGTAGAACGCAGGTGCGTCTGATTCCGAAGAACCTTTGTAACCGATCAACACATCGTCGTCAGTTGCATAACCGTTTACGTACACACGCATTGCACTGTTTAAAGTTCCTACAAACTTAGTGTTTGTTGGTGCTTCAAAAGTACCTTCAGTTGTTCTTGCGAACGCTGAAGTTGTAGCAGATTGTAACAACGTTAATACTGTTGGTGAAACAACAGCGTAGTTACCTGCGCCACGTCTTGTACGCTGTGCAATTAAGTTTGCAACTCTGTTGATTTGAACAGCTAAAGCAGCATGTTCGTCACCAACGAAAGTAGCAGTACCTGATACTGCACCTTGGTCATAAGTTAAAGCAGCCGTACCAGCAAGTGTTTTCAATGATTGAATAACTTCTTGGTCAATTTCAGCTGTTATTTCTTGTGCTAAAGCAGCCATTACTTCTGCTTCGATGTCAATGCCTTGTTGAGCTTGTGCATCTTGAGCAGCTTCAAACGTCCAACGAGCACTCAACTTACGAGTTTTCGCTTCAACAGTTTGTTTCAAGATTTGAATGCTTAATCTGTTTCCAGCTACACCTTCTAAAGCTGCTGTAGAAGCTGCTTTATCATTAGTAGCACCAGAATAACCTTCTGCAATCTTGAAAGGTGATAGTGCTTCGTCGCCTGCTGTAGTGTCAGTTCCACTTCCAGAGTTGAATGCATCAGCATAACGTACTCTTAGTGTGTGGATTTGACCAACAGGTCCAGTCATTGGCTGAACGCCAACTAGTTCATTAGCGATGACCGTAGGCATCACACGTCTGATCACTGGAAGGATCACACGGTTTAGTGTTGCAACGTTACCGGCAGAAGTAGCACCTGCAGTGGCAGACTCGTTCAAATACGTGCGGGTATTCTCTAGAGTTGTTGCCATAACAGTACGCTTGTTACCTTGAAGTCCTTCTAAAAGGGCATCTTTGGTTTCTGACCAGCGACTTTCTAGTAGTTGTGACATTGTTTTTCTCCTTAAACTTTTAAGCCCGCAAGCCTGCGGATGTCAAATATCTCAGCAGTTTTTTCTCTACTGCTAATTTGATTGCCTTGTGCTTTATCGCCTGTTATTTCTTTTGCCTCTGTCAACGCCACTTTAGATGGAGCACTTCCTTCCATTACAGAAGAAATATACTTGTCATAAGCTGCGTGTAATTTATTAGTCTGTACAGATTCTAGTAACTCACCCATTACCTCACGCTTCTCTGCTGCAAGAGGTCCTAGCAATTCTGCCATTACATCTTGTCTAGCTGCGCTATCTTTGATACGAGCAATCTCTGCATCTCGACTTTCCACTAACTCTTTAGATTCTGCAACAATCTTTGCTGCCTCTTCTACTTCAGTTTCTTTCTGTTTTACAACTTTAAGAAGTTTAGAAGTTTCAGATTTTTCATTTAAATGGCTAGTAGCGTATTCACTTGCGAACGATTCAAAAAGTCTACGACCAAAGTCGTTTTCTCTCGCTGCCTGAATATCTTCTTTCAATTGTACCATTTCAGATTTAATACCTTTCGATACTGTACCTTCAACGATTTTCGATGCTTTATTGATAAAGTCTTTCTTAACTTCTTCAAATTTAGCCTTGCTATCTCTAACAAGTTTAACTTTGGTTTCTGCTAAGTCTTTCTTATCAGCATGGAATTCAGCAATTTCTTTCGAAAGTGCATCAACAATAAAAGATTCAAGTTTGGCTACGTTACCTGCAACTGCTTTACGATCTTCACGAAGTTCTGCTAATTCATTCTTAAGATTTTTAAGAACAAATGCTTCCATAGCTTTTGAATCTTTTACGATTTTATTAGCATATTTTGCTTTAGCTTCAATAAGTCCTTGGCGGTCTTCAGCAAACTCAGAAAGCTCTGCTGTAATTCTGTCAGCCAGCATTTTCTCAACTGCTTCAACCATCGCGGTCTTATCGTGTTCGTACTTCTGTGCATATTCTTCACGCAATTGTGTAGTAACATTATCACGGTTATCTTGAACGGTTTTTTCCCAAGCGGTCTCAATTTCCGACTTGACTTCTTCGGAAATCACATTGTTTTCAAATAGTTGTTTTACAAACTCTAGCATTGTGATTCTCCTACGCTTTATTTAGACTTGAAATAAAATTTTTCAAGCTCTCTGCTATATATCTTTGTGCCTGTGTATCGCCTTGTACTTCTTGTGCCACTTGAAATGCCTTGTAGCCACCTTGTGCATTCATAAGGTGTTCGTAAACTGGTGTTGGATATGCTCCCGGGGCAGATGGTTGAGCTACGACATCAACAGTAATAATTTCAAATCCTTGAACATTACCATCTCCGTCAACTTCTCCCGAACCTCTACTTGAGACTCCCAACTTGACTCCTGATTCCAACATCGATGAAACAATTTGTCCCATCGGCGTTGGTAACATTTTAAGTTTTCCGTAGCCATTTGGACCATCCATCCACATTTTTGTAATCATGTGACTGACCCTGTCCAAATTGATGCGTAAATCTTGTGGGTGATCAACTTCACCTAGCACTGAATACCCCCCAGAAATCTGTTCGTTGAGCGTCTTGACAGCCCTATCAATTTCTTTAGAAGAATAAACACGCTGATTAGCGTTACGAATGTCACCCTGAATACAGATGCCACTCAAATGTAACGACTTACCATCCGCCTGCTCATCACGCTCAATTACGATTTTAGCCTGATCGAAGCTCAGATGTTCTGCTAGTGTAGTTTTCACTTATAGTCTTCCTTTTTACTATCGTTTGCTACGGAAAATTGACTGCTTATTATCAGCTGATTCACCTGCGCCTTTCTTTTCTGCGCCATGTCCTGCTGTTTTTTCTTTAAAAGCGCCTTTGGCTGCTGCTTTAGGATCATTTACACCAATGTCTTTCGGTGTAATGTCTGCTAGTCCGCCATCATTCTTACCTGAATCTTCGCCGCCTTTAGCAATATTAGCTGTAGTTCCGCCCATGTCGTTTTTCATATTGTCGACAACTGACTTTTTGCTTTCTGCGCCTTCAGGTGCACCTTTTTTCTCAGCACCGTGTCCGCCAGCAACTTTTTCTACATACTCTCTAAAAGTATCTAGTTCGTCAACTTCTGGGGTTTCAGATGTTTCTGGAGCAAAAGCTTCTTCTGAATCCATATCTGAATCCATGTCGCCTTCTCCTTCATCACCTTTGATTTCGTCAAATTTTGCTTGTAACTCATCAACAATTGAATCTAGATCTTGGAATAACTCAGCTGGCTCTTTTTCGCCTTCTTCTTCTGAGTCTGCATCAACTTCTGATTCTAAATCGTCTGTAGGATCGCCACCCATATCAGGCATATCGTCTTCGCCTTCAATTGCAACGTCTTCAAACTCTTCGTCGACTTCTTCGTCTTTTGAGTCTTCTTTAACTTCGTCTTCGTCAGTAGCTTCATCAACTTTGTCTTCTGCGTCATCATCTGATGCTTCATCAACTTTGTCTTCTGCTGCATCATCATCTTTTGATGCTTCGTCAACTGCTTCGTCTTCGTTATCTGAAGTTTCGTCTACTTCCTCATCTTTCATTTCTTCTTCAATAAGGTTTTCGTAGATTTCACGTGATTTAGAAACCACGTACTCGTGAAATAATTCTTCTGCTTTCTCTTGGTTATCGTTAACCAAGTTTTCAAGCATTTGTTCTAATGTAGATTTATCTGCCATTTTTGTTCTCCTTGAAATTATCGGTAAGGCTGTTTGTTATATATTTACATAATTGTTATAAAAATAGGGTTAAATGGTAGTATTTTGACTCATTTTGTGTTGATATATAGTTCCTTCAAAGGTATTGTCAAAATCACGCAAACTAACATGCTTCAAGTTAGTGTGCTGCGGACCTAGTTTATCTGGTATAAATGCGCCATCTTCAATGATTCTATAAAAGGTTGTCTTGGTAAATTCCTTAATAACCTTCTCTGTTTGGCTTAACCAATTACCAAAAAACGTTGCAGAATCAGTGGTTTTCTTATAGTTAAAGGTGTCTGCATATACATTATTAAACTTTCCTTTAAGTCCTTGATAGTCAAAACCAGCAATGTAGATATGCCTGTGTCCGTTTTGTGCTGCAAACCATAGTGCTGTTGGTCCACTACTCCATCCTTTGTGTGGACTAAAAAAGTTAATACCGGTATTAGTTTTAATACCTTTATTAGGATTAGTCCAAACTGAACCCTTTTGATGGTAGTTTGCTTCAATCATCTCATTAACCATTTTAACATCTACTGCTACAATGTAATGAGGATCAAATTCTCTATATTGTGCATTACAACCATACACTGTGCCAACTTTTAAAAGTTTTTCACAGTCAATAGCTCTACGGCTCATACCGTTGCCTAATACAAATGCTATATCTTTATGGAGTTTTTTATTCTTCTTGCTCAAGCTTCGCCCCGTACATTTGTCTAATAAAATCTAGCTCTGATTCTTTTTCAGCAACATGAGCTTCGGATTGTAATCTTAATTGATTAATTTGACGTAATGTAAGGCGTATTTTTCTAGTGTCATCTTTTTCAAGGACGTCATCGTCTTTCTTATTGTCGTAACGACGGTCAACGGAAAAATCGTTTACGTCATCGTTAAAATATAAAAATTCTTTCAAAAGCATACTAGTATTTATTAAACTGCAGGAGTTTCTGCAGTTTCTCCACCACTTACATCATCTGCCGGAGGTGCTTCAGCTGGCGCTTCTGCTTCTTCGGCTGCACCGTCTGTTGCCATCCCCGTAGGCGTTACACCTACCGATCTTAACTCCGCACCAGCATCACCTGGTTCTTGTAAGTTACCGGCATTTTCTTCTTTCCACAATTTTTCATTTTCCACAATTTCTTCTTGTGATAAACCTAAGTAACGTTTCATTGCAAAACGTTTACTTAAATGCGGAATTGCATCTACTACACTAAAAATATTCGCTCTGGTAGTATCAAGTTCTGCTTGTCTGTATGCTGCAAAGTTTTGTGGTGGTTGGAAGTTAATGTTAAACAGTGATGCATCAATGTTATAGCCGTTACCGTCTAACCAAAGTTTAAACTCTTTGTCAAACGCTTCACACATAATGCTTTGAAGTCTTTCGCAGTATTTGTTAAATCTTAGTTCTTGAATATATGCTGTTCCTACTTTACCATCCGAAACAGTGTTTGCTTGTTCATCAATTGATGTTGGCAAATAACTTGCTGGAATACGTAAAGCTCTAAACAGTTTGTTAGTAAAGTATTTTAAATCTGTAATTTCGCCTAGGTTAGTTCCGCCTGGTAATGTTTCAACTTTAGAACCTCTTCCTTCTGCTGTTTGTGGAAAGAAGTAATCTTCGTTAGTTGATAACGGATTATAACTTGCGTCAATAACACTTGTTCCGCCACCTGTTGAACTAGGAATACGTCTTTGTTGTATTTCGTTTTTAACTTTTTCAACAAAACTCATTGCCATGTGTGCAGGCATGTTACCTACATCAACATAAAAAATTCTTCTTTCAGGAGCACGTTGTATTCTATAAATGATAATTGCATCTTCTAGTAATTCTTTTTGCTTGTAAACTTTAAACACACTTTCAAGTAATGAATTACCAAATGGATAATTGTTGTCTAATCCTTCACTTAAAGAAATATGTACAATGTGTTTTGCATCTACAGTAATTTCATTTTGTTGATTTTGAAAACGTGTGCCTGTTGGCTGTGCTGCATCACCTACCATACCTCGGCCAAACCCACCACCGCTTGTGTATGAACTAGTTCCGCTTGGTGCTGTGTTTGTTGTACCGTGTGGTGTTGTTGCAACTAAATCTTTAAAGTTAAAGTTAATATCTTTGATTACATATTGCTCTGGAATTTTTCCTGAAGACTCGTTAACAATAATTTTAGAAACTTTTGCGTTGTCAATATAAAGTAATTTTTTAGTTTCTGGATCTCTTAAAAAGAATGCATCGCCGTACTTGAAAGTGTTACGCACAATACGAAACATACGTGTTTCAAACTGTTGTGACTTACTCCACTTCTGCATTGCTTCTTTAAGAAGTTTAGTTTCAGTGCCGGAAGGTTGCCCTCTAAAGTTAAAGTTAAAATTACTTAAATTACCGCTGTCTTTTCCTGTACAAAATTCTGCAAGAATATCTAGTGCTGCGTTTACTTCTGAATCCATATCCATTGTGTCGTACTGCATATATTTTTCAATACGATTTGGACTACCAGCATATACGTCAGGTAGGTAAGAACTATAATTTGAACGTGCAGGACCAGGTCGGCCGCCGCCGCTTATTGGGCTGTAGCTACCCGAATTGTTATCAACTGCTACAGGAGTAAAATACTTTTTCCAGCTCATCTAATTCCCTATGCTCTCATACTAGACATTTCTTCAAGTGCGTCTAATATTCGATGTTGTACTTTTAAAGTTTCAGATTGTATCTGTAAACTTGCTTGTGTATTTAGTGCAGCCGCATCTGCTGCTTCTTTTTCTGACTTTCCAGGAACGTAATCTGGATTGTCCATTCTCTTTTGGCGAAGGTTCTGTTCACTTATAACGTCCAAAGCGTTAGTTTCATCACCTGCTTTAATAGTGCCTCTTACGCCAACATCTCTAGCACTACTGTACTGTCCAACAGGCACACTTGGTCTAGTATCTTTAATTACTGTACCATCTGGTGATACCAAAAAGCTATCTTCGTTTTTGGCAAAATCTTTTAAGACATCTTGTGCATTGCTTAAACTTTGGTTAAGTTCTACTTCTGCTTCTTTTTGAGCATTAAGTTTTGCATTGGTTAATACGCCATCTTTTATTTTTGTTATTTCATTTTTATGAGCCTCGGCTAACCTTTTCTTAGCTGCTATAAGTTTCTTGTCAAGTGCTTCGTCACGTATGCCGCGTTCAAGATCTTTTTGTTTTTGTAATTCTAATGCTTTAAGATCAGCTTCATATCGATTTTGAGCAAATCGAATTTTTAATTCATTTTTCTTCTCTTCATTGCCCTGTCTCATCAGGTCAATATTTGCCTGCATTTCTTCTTGTTCAGCTCTTTCTTCATCATTTGTCATAAACAAACTATCCGCCCATTTTTTCAATGAAAGACGAAGCTCATAGAATGCAATCTTCATGTCAGTTATGCCAATTTTAAACATATCTATTACATCTGTAATCTTACTAAAACTATTATAAAAATCATTAAAGACTTTGCCCATGGCTGAAAATTTATCTGTAACCCAACTAAGTGCTGTTGATACAGTGTCTACTGCAGGCCCAAGCACGTCAGCAAAATAATTTACACCGTCTCTTGCCCATTCAAGTGCTTTTCCAAAGCTTCCCATAATAAAGTCAGAAACACTTTCAACTGAAAGATTTAAATTACCCAACATGACACTTACACCGTCAGCTACGCTACTAACAGCACTAATTGCTCCACCAAAAGTATCTTGTACAACATCTTTGACCGAATTAAATGCGCCCATTAAATTTATTCCAACTACTTCTGCTAGTGGTTTGAATATTCCAGTTACATATTGTATACCGTCTGCTAACGCTCTAATAGGAGTCATTACAAACTCAACATACTGACCAAATAAACCTAAAAGATATCCTACAACTTTAAGTGCTGGATTAAGAATTCCACTAATAACTTCAATTATAGGCATAAAGATAGAGTTTAATATTCTTAATGTAGGGAATAAAAAGTTTTCCGAAAATGATGCTACAGTTTCAAATGCCATCATCAAAGTATCCATAATTCCTGTTGATGCTAACATTCTAGTAAATGATTGACTTATTTCATTAACACGTCTGCGCATTGCTTCCATTGATGCTTGTACTTTATCAGTAGCTATTCTGTTTACGTCTTGTGCTTCGGCAGCTTTTTTGACTGCATCTTCTCCCATAGCAGCACCAGCAACTAGCTTTTCAAAATGCTTAGCCATTGCAGCATCGTATTTTGCAACTTCTTTAAACGAGCCTTTTTTCTGCTCACTTTCAGTTGCTATTAAATTGTTCAACTCGTTTCTTTGTTTTTGACTAATTACTCCGCCTGCTTCTGTAAGTTCTGCAAATTCAACTAGCTTTGCAAATGTATCTGGCATTGTTGCTGCATACAGCTGAGCTTCTTCAGTTGTTGCGTTTCCTGTAGCAAGAATATCTTTCGCAACACCTTGTAATTGAGGTCTTAACCCTAGAATTGTATTTTGTAAACTTTCTCCAGCTTCTCTGCTTAGTCCTGTAATTTTTGCTTGGAACTGACCGTCTGCTAATAGTTGTTGAGCTCTTTCTTCAACTGCACTTCTTTCTTCACCTGTTACTTTTGCAAGTAGGTCAATTTCTTTCATGTAGTTGGCTGATGCTTTTGTTAAATCTTTTGTTGACATACCTTGCAGTTTATTAGTTCTACCAAGTATAGTAGTATAACGTGCCATGCTTTCATTTACTTGTAAAGATGTGAACCCCATGTTGTTAAGTTCACGCATGAATCCACTCTTACGTAAATCTTTAGATAAACTATCAAAACGTTTACGTCCTGTTTCAACATCTCCGCCTAGCAGCCTAAATGCTTCACCACTCTTTCTAACAAAATTACCGTATTCGTTTATTGTCATACCTGCTCTACTTGCAGCATGTGACATTTCCATAACACTGCCGCCAAACGTTGCTCCGCTGTTTGAAGCATTCTGTGTTGCATTAACTAATTTTTCTGTTGCCGCTGCTGCCGCTTGGAATGTTCCACTAAAGAAAGGAATTTTACCTGCTGCATTAGTAACGCTGTTATCTAAATCTGAAAAACCAGCCAAATTAGCTGAAATAGCATTACTAAAATCAACAGCAACTTTTGCAGCAAAAGCAACACCACCGGCAAATTTGGCAACTGTGCCCATTGCTGTGCCTAATGCTTTGCCCATTTTGCTTGAGTTTGATGCAGCTTTTGAATTACCTTTTGCTAGAGCATCGGCTGATTTTGCTGCTGCGGCATTCGCTGCATTGCCGTTAGCACCGGGGCTATTACCTTTACCCCCGAGTTGCTTCAGTATTGCCTGTAGAGTAGCTTCAGAAGCCGCGTTTTCCGCTTCTACTTGCCCAACTCCGGGTATGTCGATCATTACTGCCATAATTTATTTTTGTCCAGTTAACTGCGCATATAAATAGTTATACTAAGTATGCAATATATAATGTATTTACCGGAGATAAAACCATGGCAGAACAAAATGTATCAAATGATGCAAAAAAAGATGAGCAAGTTGATATTGCTCCAACAGTAACAGTTACACAGGCGCCTGCAAATCCACTAAGTGGGTATTATAGACAGCCTAAAATTTATATTAGATTACCATCACAAGGAAATTACTATCCTGAAGGTTCATTAGACGTCAGTGAAAACGGAGACTATCCTGTTTTTGCAATGACTGCAAAAGACGAACTAATGTTAAAAACACCAGATGCGTTACTATCAGGAGAAAGCACAGTAGCGGTTATTAAGAGTTGTATACCTGCCATTAGACAACCTTGGAAAATGCCTACTATTGATATTGACTCAGCATTGCTCGGTATTAGAATTGCTACTTACGGTGAAGACATGGATGTATTTGCTAATTGTCCAAGTTGTAAAGAAGAAAACAAATACACAATACCTTTAACACCATATGTTAACCAAGGTCCGGCTGCATGGAAGGATCAAATTACAGTAGGTGATTTAGTTTTTAGTCTTGTACCTTACGATTATAAACAAATGACAAAGGCTAATATTAAAACACTTGAGGAACAAAGAGTGTTTAGTATTGTTAATGACGAAGAAATGTCAGATACAGAAAAGATGGAAAAGTTTCAAGAGAGTTTTGTTAAACTAACAAACATGACTGTTGATACTATCGCTGATGTAGTTACTGCTATTGAAACTCCTCAAGGTAAAACAGACAATAAGGACCAAATAAGAGATTTCCTTAACAACTGTGATAAGGAAATTTTCCAAGGACTTACTGATCACTTGTCAGATATTAAAGGCAGACAGGGTATTCCAGATCAAAATGTAAAATGTGAATCTTGCGCCCATGAATGGGAGTTACCTGTAACAATGGATCAAGCAAATTTTTTCGCCGACAGATCCTGACGCTGCCCGTATCAGAGATCGTTGAACTATCCAATAAGTTAGACAAGGATGCAAGGGCACTCAAAAAAGACATTCTACAAATCTGCTGGTATATGAGAGGAATGGATTATA